GGTGTAAATAATGATGTACTTTATATAAAAAATGATAAGGTTATTGAAGAACTTCTTGAAGAGTTTAATTATATTCCAAAAAACTTTAACGGTAACAGAGGTTTGACTGGCCCACATTTGCTATCATCTATTTTATTAGAAAATGATTTAGTCCGTGTGGCTAAAAAAGAGAATGTATTTCATGCAATAAGATGGTCTGGAGTAAACTACTTTTTAGATGCTGATAAACTAAATGAAATACTTGAAAATACTTCTGATAGTTTGGCGGTATCATTTTTCCATTCGTCTTGGGTAGAGCATGGACTAAAGATTCCAAGCATTAATGATCAGCAAGAAAATAACTATTTTTGGTATTTAGCCAATAAGTATATTTAGCCAATATATGATATAATAAAATTAAGGGGGATTTTATATGAATGTTTTAGAAAGTAAAGGTATCACTTTTAAAGATCTTGGGAGTGGTATTTTAGTATATAGTAATGTTATTCCAAAAGAACTTCAAATTCCAGAACGACTTGAAGCAGTTCTTTCAAAAAATAATGGTAGATATGGCTGGCAACCAGCATATGTCGGTTATCAAGAACTTATGCCAGATTACAGAGATTGTGTTGACTTTAAGTATAAGAAAGATGACTTATATGATGACGGCACTGAAGAGTATAAGGAACTTGGAAATATCTGGGAAGACTGTTACGCAAATCAAAAACTTGCTGTAGATCATTACTGTGCTAAGTTTAATATTCATAATCTAAGGTATTGGGAAGCATTTAACTTTATTAAGTATGAAAAGGGAGATCACTTCCAATATCATCATGACCATGGGTTTTCATATAATTGCACTGTGTCACTTGTTGGATATCTAAATGATAATTATAAGGGTGGTGGATTGCATTTTCAACATCAGGACATTCTATATACCCCAGTTGCAGGAGACCTAGTAGTTTTCCCATCAACATATATGTATTCTCATAGAGCAATGCCAGTAGAAGATGGAACAAAATATTCTCTTGTTACAATGCTCGACTATAGTGATAAATACCATAAGCCAGAGTTTTATCAGGAAACAGGGTCATGACCAATATAATCAAGTTTGTATCCAACAGAGACTGGCTAACTAAAGACGATCAGTCTGCTCCAGGACCAATTTTAAAAACATTACCAGATTGGTATCGTAAGGCAGATAGATTTGCTAAAAAGTTAAATGGTTCATTTTGGATTGGACAAGATAAGGGTAAGATTCCAACTTGGAAGGCCTGTCCAGCAATATTTGATATTATGGGTACTGGATATACTTTAAAAACTCCATGTGATATAGAGTTTAAATTAGAGTCTGGAGATAAACTTTCTGTAACTATTTCTGACAGTAGATATAAAGATTTTTGTACCCCAAGAACAGCAATGCCTCAATTTGAACATCCAGATGGTTATTATAAAAACCACTTTGCATGGTTTCCAGATTGGGCAGTTGAGTCTCCAGAAGGATATAGCGTACTTTATTCACAGCCATTCAACCGCTTTGAATTACCGTTTCTAACTACTGCTGGCATTATTGACAATGATAAAATTAAACTTCCTGGGTCAATGCCATTTTTCTTGAGAAAAGGTTTTTCTGGGGTAATTCCAGAAGGAACCCCTTATGCTCAAATGATTCCATTTAAACGAGAAGACTGGTCTTCTGAAATTGTTATTGAGAATCCCAACATTATAAGAGATAAAAATATAAATAATTCTAAAAAATATAGAGTGCCAGATGGCGGTGTATATAAGAATAAGGTATGGCAACAAAGGAGATACGAATGATGAACTGGACAGACTTACCAAGAGAAGAGACTACCACTAAAAGATTACAGGACACTGTGATTGAAAATGGTATTAAGGTTATAAACCTAGACTATGGGATCAACCTATATAGAAATGCAATTAAAAAGGATGAATGTGTAAACATTATCAACACACTAGAAGATGAAATATCTCTAGGTATTCCAGGAATTCAGTGGAACGGTGCTCAGGTTAATGAAAAAGCAAATGATGACTATGTTCGTAATTGCTTGGACCTAAAATATAAAAAGGAAAATTTAGGCAAACATCTTCCATTTAGTCAAAATCTATATGATATCCATGATAGTGTTGAAAAAAGTTTAGACTCATGTTTAAGACACTATGAAAGTCTTTGGCATTTGAAGATGCACTATAAAGAAGCCTTTAACTTTGTAAAATATTTACCAGGAAAATACTTTAAGATTCATGGTGATCATGGCCCATACTATGCCTGCACAGTATCTGCTGTAGTATATCTTAATGATGACTACGAAGGCGGAGAGATACAATTTACAAGACAAGGGCTCACTATTAAGCCAGAGGCTGGAGATATAGTTTTGTTCCCTTCAAACTTTGTATATGAGCATGCATCTTTAGAGGTGTTTTCTGGTGTTAAGTATTCAGTTGTAATTATGACAGATTATAACGATATGCATCATAAGGAAGGGTAGTCATGAACGTAGAAGTATACAAGAGAACTGGTCATCGTGTTAAGATTGAACAGACTAAGGTTCAGCGAGACTGGATGGATGGCACAGATGATAGACATGCCTATAAGTGTTTTCCAGTATCTTTAGCAAATACTATTGGGTTTTCTATTTCGTTTATGGACGACATTGAATTTATTTGGGACGGAATATCAGATAGCACTCCAGACCATGTAAAGATTTTGCAAGGACATGAACTATGTAGTACAAGTAGAGGTAATGCCACAATTAATCTTCATTGTGATATGATTTTTAAAACAGATAAAAATACCTCTATCCTTTCAATTGTTCCTCCAAACTTTTTTATAGATGGAGCAATGCCTTTTACATCTGTTATCTCATCTTCTTTTCATTATGAGACATTTCCAATTGCCTGGAAAATCACAAGGCCAAACACAAATATATTAATTCCAGCAGGAACGCCAGTTGCAACAATTATTCCTATGTCTTTAGGAGAATTTTCTAAGGTAGAACTAGATATCTATGATTTAGTAAATGATCCAGAAGAAAGTATTGAAAAAGAAAATAAACTAAAGGTTTGGAAAGAACTAACAGAAAAGGGTGGTTTCACAAACTTCTATAGAGATGCTGTTGATTATAAGGGCAATAAAGTTGGAGAGCACGAAGTAAAATCATTACATCTTAAGATTAATGACCACAGGGAAAGGTAATGGTATAATAATAAAATGAATCCAGATGAGCCAGTAACCGTTATCAGGAAGCCTTCGTCAACCCCTTCTGGGTTTTTTGGTCATGGGCCAGAAAATATTATTGAACTAGAAAACTTCATGACAGAAGAAGAAATTGACTTTTTAGAAAATGCTGCAAAGAATATCACTATCTGGGATGTAACAGAAAGCCATGCTAATGAAAATGGAACTGTGATTTATGATGCAAATTATTGGAAAGATCGTGTTGCAACAAGACCTTCTCTTGATAAAAATGATCCTGAAATAGGGCCAGTGATTAGAGGACTTTTTGAAAGACTTAAGCCAGTAATTGAAGAGTTTTTTAATGTAAGAGTCCAGCCAACTGGAGAAACAATTGTAAGGTGGCTACCTGGACAATTTCAAAATCCACATGCAGACAAAGAACTACACGATGGTGTAGATGCAGGCAAGCCAAATGACTTTCCTTATTATGATATTGCAAGTTTATTTTATTTAAATGATGATTATGATGGTGGAGAATTATATTTTCCAATTCAGGGAATACAATTAAAGCCAAAGCGTGGTGCTGCATATTTCTTCCCAGGCGATATGAATTATGTCCATGGTGTTACTGAAATTAAGAATTCTATTAGATATACATGTCCATTTTTTTGGGAAATCCTTGAGCATACTGGAGATGTTAAACCAGATCCAAATAAAAAATATTATAGAACACTTTTGGACGGTAAAGAATAAATGACTAATGACTTTACTTCAGAAGAAATCTATCCATATATAGTTGTTTATAACAATATATATGAAGACAATGATCGAATGTATGAGATTGCAAAAAAAACTTTTTCTAATACTAACGATCCTCGATTTTTAGATGTTCCTTCTCAGTGGAGTCTATTTGGTGATTATATTAGAGATGTTGAGTTTCATTTTGATAAAGGTTCTACAGAACTTAAAATACATCACGAACCAAACCTAGACGCAGAATTTGAAAAAGATCAATATTATTTTACTTCACAAATAGTTAAAGGCTTTTATCGTGTAATGTCGGATTATGCAACAAGATATAATATTCCAATAAACGATGAAGGTTTAGAGAATATTATTGTTGACGGATACGGATCGTTACCAATACCACAGTGGAGAATTACTGGGCCATCAATTTGTAAGTATAATGAAAATGCAGGTAATGCAGATTCAAAGGCAATGAGATACCATAGTGACTATATAAGAGAGCCAATGAATAGTCCAGGGTTTAAATTTATCATTACTTCTACATCATATATCAATGATGATTATGAAGGAGGAGAACTAGACTTTGTTGTTAATAATAAATTAATAGGCTATAAGCCAAAGGCTGGAGATATCATAGTTTTCCCTTCTGGTAGTCCAGACTATCTTACAGAGGATGGTCAGGTTTATCTACATGGTGTTCAAAAGGTGTCAAGTGGAGAAAAATATTTTACAAGAATGTATTGGACAAAATATTATCCATCAGATTCAGAATGGGAAAATAAGGTAAACGAATTTGGTTTAGATGGATGGAAAGAAGAATATTCAAAACTTGTAAATGAATATAATAATAGCAATCCACAAAGAGAATTTATAGATAGGGCGGTTAGGATAAAATGAATTTAAATAATAAGGTTAGGTTAACCGAAGATATTGTATTATATGAAAACTTTTTGACAGCCGAAGAGTGTGAAAAGGCTATAAAGGTTTTAGATGCTCAGGCAAATAATGAAAAGATTAAATGGACTCCAATTTCTTTTTATGAGTCTTACTCATCAGTGCTTCCAGAGGATAACGCCCAAGAGTTGGTAGACTTTGATCTATCACCAACATTTTTTTCTGATGTTAAGAATAGCATCATAGATGCAGTTGCATCTGTTCATGATCTTCCATCTGAAAAGGTTGTACAAATTGGCTATCATACGCAAAAGTGGGAGCCAGGAGCATATGCACGACTTCACTCAGACAATACAGATGAACATGGTAATTCTGGACCATTTGAAAGAAGTAGATATGCAGCATTTTTATATTTGAATGAAGATTTTGAGGGTGGTCTATTGAGATTCCCAGATCATGATATAGAGATCCCACCAAGAACAGGACTACTTGCAGCATTTGCTGGAGGATTTAAAAATATGCATGAGGTTACACTGATTACAAAGGGTGTAAGATACACACTTGGATCTTTTTGGGATGAT